GTAGGCCAGACATAGGTTTCATTAATCTCTTTATCAAATCTCTTTCTATAATGTAATAACTTTTCAAAAATCACCAGAGTTTCTAAACTAATCTTCTTACCTAAATATGCCTTAATTAACTTTGGATGATTTCCTTTATCACTATTAAATATTATATCAAAATACTCAGCATTTGTCAATAGTTTTTCTGCGTCATTTATAAAATTATATTCTATACTTTGATTTCTAGCTAACCATTCTTTCCATACTTTATCATCAAATTGTGATACCCATTCTTTACCATCAATCAAATTAGCTACATAGTATTCTACAATATTAATATTCCGTTTAGCTAATCTTTTAAAAAATCTCTTGTCTGTTCTCTTTTCAAAACTAGCCATAGTGGCATTGTGCTTACCATTATATTTAAAGTAATCATAATGTTCAGATGTAAAATGTAATTTGAGTGCTAGAAACTGTATATAAGCTTCAAACTCTGTCATAGTGGCAACTGAGATGTTTTGGGTAGGTAATTTAATTTCTCAGCATCTAATTGGATTTTTTCCTTTAAACATTTATCTATCCATTTAGTTACTGATGCGGGTTCAAGCATATTCTGTTCGCAATAATATATAATTGCTTCCATATGTGTCAAACGCTTTGTTCTCACAAGTTCATCAATTATAAGTGCAAATCTTTTTGTTGTCACTTTTTGTTCTACCATAATATAATCCTCAATTAAGCGGGGCGGCTTGAATAACAAGGCGCCGCCCCAAACCCCGGAGAACATTACGCTGCTAGCGCATAATCCTCGAAATAAAAGTCATCATTGGCTTTTATGTTTTAGTGTCAGATTCCTCAGATAAAGTTTCGTCCGTCCGTCGATGCTGTTTCACCCCCCTTAATTCGGTGTTCCTTTCGTCAGGTACTTTGCCCCAACCTACTACTCTATCCCATTCTCGTTGAGTATAATACCAGTCAGGTCGTTTATCTAAAACCCCGTGAACATTACGTCCTCCTAGAAGTTTTTGTCCTAACCTTTCCGGGTTATTTGCCCAAGTGTTGGTGGAGGTGGCCGGTACTGCCCCGGCGTCCGATCCGTCTACTAATTTATCGTCATCAGTATCTTTCACATAGTTATTTATCTAAATCTAAATTCAGATAAAATTCGTCCATTATCTCCTCTAGTAAAGGCAAATAATCAGCAGTTTTCTTTTCAAAAATCCGCACCGTTCCATTTTCAGCAACCATCATAATAACAATATTCTCTATTGTCATACCCGTATGCTCTTGAAACATCGTAGCATATGCAGCACACTGAATATAGTAATCTTCAATCCACGCCTCTTTCTTTTCAGTAGTGGTAGTCTTGAAGTCTACTATTGATAGTTTACCATCGTACTCACCTATAAAGTCACATCGACCAGCCACCTTATACTTCGGTGAGTGCATAGTCTGCTCTTGCATAACCACCTTTGTGATCTTAGTGTTCAGGCTTTCTTTCAACTCACCAAACATATGCCAAGCAAGAAAATGATCAGACTTAAAATCATTGATGTCACTGTTCTTCAAATAGTTTTCAACTATGTTATGAAACACAGTCCCCCTACGAGCAGCTTTACCAGAAACAATACGAGCTTGTTCTTCACCAATACGATCACGCCATTTCTGCAAACCTTCTTGCTTACCAGGACGTTTACCTAGTACCGTTGTGATACTAGGATACTTTAAACCATCAGGTGCTTCATAGAACCGCATCCCATGGAGTTTATGTACAGGCAACTCCGGGAAAGGTTCATAACCATTTGTGTGTGTAAATTCCATAATCTATTACCAAGTAAAATTAACTTTAAACATATCACTTCCCTCTATAAGGGTTTTAAGAAACGTCTTTTATTCGCATATTTGTCTTTGCGATCAAATAGCTCCTAACAAGACCACTACGAACGATATCACCAATACCAAACTCTACTATTTCAAATTCTTCCATTTCATCTAGAATAGCTTGAAAATTGTGATAACCATCCCGATCACCATTATGCTTTCGCAAGTCTGACTGTGCCATATCACCGGCAAAACAAATTTTAGTGTCTTGACCTACTCTTGTCATAATAGTGTCCAACTCTTGAAATATTAAATTGGATGCTTCATCTACAAGTATAATACTTCTATCAAATGTTTGACCTCGTAAAAATGAAGTCGAATAAAATTCTAATGATCCCTGACCAACTAACTTATCATATAACTGTTCATGCCCTTGATCAGAAGGCATTTCAAATAGATATCTAACAAGAATCCTATATGGATCTTGATATAAATCTGATTTCTCTTCCAGAGTACCAGGCAAAAACCCAATGTCTCTAGAAGGTAACAACGATCTAACTAGCACAACTTTATTATAGGGTTGACTTTTATCTAATACTGCCTTAAAAGCTAGATGCAATAAAATAAAAGTCTTACCTGTCCCTGCGCTCCCTGTGAGAAACAAATTCTTTTCTTTAGCCCATGCATCGAAAACCTTTTGTTGATTTTCACCAATGGGATTAATTGTGACTAATTGATTTGATTGTATATACATCTTTTTATGTTTACTCAAGTGTTAGTAATCTCCTATTAAATATTATATTAATATTTAGTTTCGATGGTACTCCCAGGATGAGCATCTTTTATCTTTCCTAGAACATCATTCCATCCCGTTCCAGTATGACTAATGATGTCTCCAGTATGTCCAATAAGATTATTCTTGGGGGCGAAGAATTTCATACGCCAACCCTGTTCTTTTTTCTCTTCCATCTCTGCAATAGTACATAATAAATCATGCTCTACTCCATCAGGATCTTTCATTGTATAACTAGGCATTACTTAAATCTCTCCTTGGACAATATAATTACGTCCATGTTTATTCAATAATGGAATCAAAATATTAATGTTCTTTTGAAACTTTTTATATTTTGCACGATTCTTCGCAGTATCAGCCCGCAATACTTTCTTGTAACCTTTGACATTATCCAATAACAACTGAATTACAGTTTTATTCATTACCATCTCCTGATGTGTTTCACTTTAAAAATTTATGATTACCGATAACGGTAGTCACAGTCATCTCGTTTGCCCACCACGGTTTAATATATTTATTATGATAGTGGGTCCCGCATTTACTATAATCATTTTCATCTAACAGAGCGTTCACAAACATAAAAACTGACCCACTCCATAATTGTCTGTGATAAGGACTCCCTAATGGTATGTCATCACTCTTACCATCATGTGTCCAACTAAACTGTTTGTCTTCCCATATCACATTACATATGCTGTCTGGCCATCGTGTATCTTTCTTCCTGTTGATTGTCACATCTGCAATTGCCATCATACCCTCGAAAGGTTCTGAGCCTGCTTCAAAATAAATATTCTGAGCTCCACAATAAATATCAGCCTGTAACTGTTGATCCTCTATTGATAGCCCAGCCATCATCATTACAGCCACCACTATGTTCAGTGCTGCTTCTTGAAATATCATTCAGAACCTGCAATGTCAAGACGAGGTGTATTGGGAGCATCACCCTCACTCGGCGTAAAGTCACTCTGTTGAGCATATCGACCTTTATCTTGAGGATCAAATGTCTCTATCCCAACATGTTCAATACCTAAATGATGTACAAAGATAATCAATTGTCGCTCTTCTAACTCCATAGAGTATAGCTGTCTAGCTGTAATGTGTGACCAACTCTTGAGCGATGTAAAATAATCTTCACCGTTGCCATCATTTTCAAACCAATCTCGTTTGGGGCGTTTCTCTGCCATGTTCTCAGCTATTGTACGAACCTGCCAGTCTGCCCATCGGCCTTCAGCCATCATCCTCCTCCTGTAAAGCAGGACATATATCATGGTGTTCTACCATTTCTCGTATTGTACCCATAAGGCCACAATGAGGACACATACCACCTTTATCAGTACCTTCTGTTTCTCGTCGGGCTAAAAATTCTTCCATCGTTTCATTTTGTCCGTGCATTATTAAACTCCTTCAATCATCCCCTAGTCTGTAAATCTGGTCGATCCATCAGCAGGAAACTCTATTAAATCTAACTCTTGCAATTTATCTCTAGCTTCGGCCATGATATTCATTTGAGTATCTACTGAAGAAATAATGTCCGGATGTTCTGCAACACCAGCGGGATGATTTAGATATACCTCAACATTAGTGCGAGCACAATCTATTTCAGACTCATACTTCCTTCTTAAACTCTTTAAAATCAATTTATCAATCATTCTTGTAACAAGACTTTAGTATCAGCCTCGTCTCCTGTTTCATATTCTA